ATATTAAGAATGCATTTGAAAAGTTGGTAGAAAATGTATTCAACACATTCAAATTTACATATTTTGATAATAGTCCAATTGAAATTCAAAAAGAAACTGTTGCGCATTTAGTTTCTAACATGAATAAATTTGAAGAAGGTAAAGGAAAAGCATTCAGTTATTTTAGTATAGTTGCTAAAAACTATCTCATTTTTCATAATAACGGTAATTATAAAAAATACAATCAACATGTAAACATTGCAGATACTCCAAGTGAATCTTCAGTGTGTTTACAGACAGTTGATGCACATCATAAAGATGTAGAAACCAATGAATTTCTTAAGTTGATGGTTGATTATTGGGAAAGAAATGTTGGTCGTATTTTTACTAAACAAAGAGATTTAAATATTGCTAATGCAGTAATAGAATTGTTTAGAAACTGTGATAGAATTGATGCATTTAATAAAAAAGCATTGTATCTCTATATTAGAGAAATTTCGTCATGTAAGACACAACAAATTACCAAAGTAATAAATAAAATGAAGAGTTACCAAAAAGTAATTGCTCAATCTTATTTAGATAGAGGTAAATTAAATTGATAGTGTAATTATTCAAATCCATATCTATTTATAGGTATGGATTTAGATTTTGAATTGTATAAAGGTAAGAAATATTCAAACTTACTTAAGGATGTAGTAATCAATTCTGAACAGAAAAAAGACCAAATTGATATTTTGGTATCTGATCTCAGAAGTATGATTAAAACACCAAATGATGCTATTGTCATCGTTCCTCTTATAAAAGATTACTTGGATGTAAGTGTGAGAAACGATGAACAATTAGTTAAATTAGCTGCAATAGTACAAAGATTGGTAAGTAACGATAATAAAGGGGCAGAAGAAGTAGGTGGATTATCAGAAGAAGAAAGACAACAATTAATGGCTGAAGTAGGAAAGATTACAGAAACGATGAATACACCAATTGAAATAAAGAAATAATATGCCATATTTTAATATAAAATCTTCTCCTATTAGTTTTGGACAGTTAAATAACATTGGTTTGTCGGTTGGAAATCAAACAACTACAACCTCTGCGAATGAATTTTATGAATTGGAACCAGCAATTGTGTTGGATGTAATTTTGGATGAAACACATTCCGAAATAGTAAATAAAAGACATTTGGTGGATATTAGAAATATACCAGCAAACTATAAAAATGAATTGCCTAATCAAAAAGATATAGATTACAGTTATATAGGTGCTTGTAGAGTAAGATTATGTTTTTCACAACAAGGATTGGAAAAAGAAAAGTTGTCATGGGCATTTCCAATGGAATCTACTGGTATAGTAGAATATCCATTATTAAATGAAGTAGTAATTGTTGTAAAGTATTTGGATAAATTATTTTATACGAGAAAATTAAATTTAAATGGATTTATTAATCAAGAATCTAATTTTCGACTTGAAAAATTTTATGGTAATAATGATGGAAATAAAGATTTAGTATCAGAAGACGGATTAAAAACCGAATCTGTCGAGGGTCCATTATCATTGAATTCATTTAAGAAAATTTCAAACAATCAAGTAAAAGGAGTACTTGGTTCATATTTCTTAGCAAATTCAAAAATTAGAAAATTGAGAAGATACGAAGGAGATACTGTTCTTGAAAGTCGTCATGGACAATCAATTCGTTTTTCTGCATATGATGATATAAGAGATAATGATAAAGGTTTTTATTCTGATTATAAAGGCGATCCCACTGTAAATAAATCAAATGAAGGTTGTGGTAACCCAATGGTTTTAATTAGAAATAGACAGAGAAAATTATCATTGGATAAACCTATATCTGATAGTTCAAAACTGCCGCCAATTCCTGCAATTATAGATTCGCAAAAAAATGTTGGTGGTTTAATTGATGAAGATATTAATCACGATGGTAGTTCTATTCACATTACATCTGGATTGACTAAATCTAAATGGAGAACAACTTGTTATAAATCTATATTTCAACAGGGAAAAGAAGAACAACCACTATTTTCACCAAAAGGTTCTACTGCATATAACTTTGATATAGAAAATTTAAAAGGCGATCAAATTGTAATTAATACAGATAGATTGATTCTAAGCAGTAGATTTGGTGAAACATTACACTTTTCAAAAGAAAGATATGGAATCGTAACTGATAGTGAATATACAGTTGATGCACATGATCAAATTGTAATGACTACCAATAATAAAACAGTATTTAATAGTCCTGCAATTTATTTGGGACAATATGGTCAAACAAATGAACCAGTATTATTAGGACAAACTACAGTAGATTGGTTATATGATTTATGTAATTGGTTACTAAATCACGTTCATTGGTATAATCATACACATCCAAAAACTGGTAATGCAAATCCAAATAAAACTCAAGAATCGGTTCAAGATAAACAATTAAAGTTTTTAAGAGACAATCTTGACAAGTTAATGAGTAGAAGAGTATTCGTTACTGGTGGTGGTTATGCGCCAGGCGCAGATGGTATAATGCCAGAAGGATTTAAAAATGCAACTGCACCAGTATCTGTAAATATAGTATCAGGTCAAGGATTGCCGGGAACATTTAAAGGAAAAGTAAGACGAGAAGGTCCAGTAGAAATTCAATATGAAGAAATTTAATTATGATTAATAAATTAAAATCATTTGTTGACATTGATCCTGCTTTATCTGGTGCTCCAACCGAAGGATCTAATGGATTGAAGTTTGTTACTGCGTTAAAATCCGATGTTTCCAGTAAAGTAGGTGGATCAATAGATAAATTTGCATCAAAAACACAACTTTCGATTGGTGATACTGCCGGTAATTTTGTTGGGGGTGCTATTGGCGGAGTAAGTAATTTTACGAAAGATGTTTTGAGTGGAGTTGATACGGGCATTTTAGGAAATGCAGCATCTAAAGTTTATGATGTTGCAGGTAATGTAGTATCAAAAGTTGATAGTGTTACGGGGGGTGTTATAGGTAAAACAACTGATATTGCAGGTAACATTTTAAATAAAGCGGAAAATATTACAGGAGGAGTAACATCAAAAGTTGGTATGGTTTCTAATACAATTACGGAAAAGACGGATGGATTAGTAAATGTATCAGATTATAGTCCTTATAATTTTGATGCCAATAATTTAAAAGATAAAAGTATAGATCGTTTTACAGGAAAAGCGACAGACAAAGTTACATCAGTTATAGGATCAACTCCGTTAGATGTAGTTGGAAAAGTAGAAAGTAAATCAATAACAGTAAACGAAAAAGTAGGAAGTGTGATTAACACCGTGTTAGATAGTAGTGTTGGTGAAAAAGTAGGTGGTTATGTAGGATCAAAAGTTGGAGAATCGGTTGGTTCTAAATTGGGAACTGCTATTGGTGGATATTTACCTACAAATAAAATTGCAAATACTATAGGATCAAACTTAGGAAGTGTTGGTTCAAGTGTTGGTAAATATGTAGGGAAAACGGCAGGAATTGAAACTCAATCTAAACTTAGACAAACAATAGGAAAACGTGTAAAAGTCGTAAAAATACCAAAGTTACCTGACCCAGCTTCAATAAATAACAAAATAAATAATACAATAGGTAATATTTAATGATAATTATATAGAGTATGAAAAGTAATGAATTAAAAGAACTAATTAGATCTGTGATTAAAGAAGAGTTGAATAAAACATTACCTACTTTAATTCCAAAAGTATTAACGGAAATATTGGCAGGCAATCAATCCAATGTAATTCAATCTAATGAACAGACAATTTTAACTAAAACTGTAGTAAAAGAATCGGTTCAAAAGCCAAAAGAAATTAAAAAGTATTCAAGTAACCCAATTTTAAATGATATTTTGAATCAAACAGTAGTTAAAATACCAAGTGAAGGTTCAATGGCTGGCCTTGATTCTTCATTTAAATCACAAACATTTGCTGGTATGCAAATGAATGAATCCGTAGAAACACCACAACCAGCTGCTCCTGTAACAGAAGAACAAGGTAAAGTGATGAATGTTCTTAATAGGGATTTTAGAAGTTTAATGAAAGCAGTAGATAAAAAGAAACAATCCGGAAGTATAGGTTCTGGAATGGTATCAATGGGATAATATGAATCCAATAGGACTAACATTACCTCTTCAAATTGGTAAAAATGGATATTTTCAACAGAGTTATGATACATTAACTCAAGTAAAATCCAACATTACTAATTTTTTAAGAACCAAAAAAGGTGAACGTAGAATGAATCCAAACTTTGGTTCTGGATTGCAAGAGTATTTATTTGAACAAAATATAGAAGAATCTCCTGATATAATAAAACAGATTATAACGGACGAAGTTAAAAATTATGTACCAGGCGTAATAGTAAATAAAGTTGATATTAACATAGCAAATCAAGAAAAAAATAAACTTACAGATAGTTATATATTATATATAAAAATACAATTTACGATTAATAATCAAACGGATACACTTAGTTTGAGAATTAGTCAAAATAATATATAATTATGGCAGACATCATACAAAAGTCTTTTAATAGTTCCCGTAGAGAAATTAAGTATCTTAATAGAGACTTTTCTTCTTTTAAAACATCTTTAATTGAATATTCAAAAACATACTTTCCAAGAACATATAAAGATTTTAGTGAAGCATCTCCTGGTATGATGTTTATTGAAATGGCATCATATATTGGAGATGTTCTTTCATATTATACAGATTATCAATTTAAAGAAAGTTTAATGCCATTTGCAGAAGAAAGAAAAAATGTTCTCGCATTAGCAAATTATCTTGGTTACAAAACAAAACCAACTAAATCTTCTACTACAAATATTGATTTATATCAATTAATTCCATCTATTAAGGATTCGAATAATAATTATATTCCGGATAATAACTACGCTCTCAAAATAAGAGAGTATATGGAAGTTTCTAATGAAAGTGGAGTAAGTTTTATTACAACCGATCCTATTGATTTTTCTCTTGATAGCAAGTTTTCTCCCAGAGAAGTTACTGTTTATTCAAGAGACAATTATGGTGTACCACAATTTTTTTTATTAAAGAAATCTGCAAAAGTTATTGCAGGTAAGATTACAACCAAATCATTTACTGTTGGAGTTTCTGTGCCATTTTATAAAATATCATTGTCTGAACTTAATGTTGTAGACATAATTGATGTAAGAGATGGTGATAATAATAAATGGTATGAAGTTGATTATTTGGCACAAGATCTGATTTTTACTGAAACAGAAAATACTGATTTTACTAATAACACATATGTTCAATATTCATCTGAAGTTCCAAAATTAATTAAAAGTTTAAAAACATCAAGAAAGTTTGTTGTAAATGTTACTGCGAATAATGTAACATATCTTGAATTTGGTGCTGGTACAGATGCGACTTCTGATGAAGTAATTTATCCAAATTCCGAATTGGTTGGTGTAGGATTACAAAATATCAATAATTTGAATTTAAATTATGATACTAGTAAACTATTAAATTCCGAAACATTGGGTCAAGCGCCATCAAATACAGTGTTAACTGTACAATATTTGGTTGGGGGTGGATTGTTATCAAATTCACCATCGGATACAATCAAAAATATATCTTCAGTTACATATTTGAATGATACCACTGGTTTAACACCGTCACAAAATTCATTATTAACTACAGTTAAAAATTCATTAAGAATATCCAATCCTAATCCTGCGATTGGTGGACAAAATGAAGAAAGTGTAGAAGAAATAAGACAAAATGCTTTGGCTAATTTTGGTTCTCAAAATAGAACAGTTACTGTTGACGATTATGTTTCTAGAATATATTCAATACCACCAAGATTTGGTTCAATTGCAAAAGTAATGGTAATACCAAATTCAGATTTATCAATTTCTACAAATCAAACACTATTAAACGGATTTGTAAATAATGAAAATCAAACAACATTGATCAATAATAGTTTAGAAAATAACTTTAGAAAAGTAAATTTTGATGTTTCTAATCCATTTAGTTTAAATTTATATGTTTTGAGTTACAATTCAAATAAAAACTTGACACAAACAAATGAAGCATTAGTTTACAATATCAGACAATATTTACAAAAATACAAAATTATTTCGGATAGTGTTAATATTATTGATGGATATATCATTAATATAGGAATAGATTTTAAGATAGTAGTATATAATAATTTCAATAAAAAAGAAGTTTTGGACCAATGTCTTCAAAAAGCAAAAGATTTCTTTAATATTGACAAATGGTATTTTAATCAACCAATTAATACTAATCAATTTGAATTAGAATTAGCTAAAGTTGAAGGCGTACAGTCAATTGCGGAAGTAAAATTTAAAAATCTTACTCAAAATGATGGGGATTATTCTCCACATGAATACAACTTATCAGAAGCAACTCATAATAAGATTATATATCCATCATTAGATCCATCGGTATTTGAAGTCAAATATCCAGATAATGATATTAGAGGTGCAGTAATTTAATAAATTTATCATTAAAAGTCTTATAAATTTCATACTTATATTTATATAATAGAGTATGCACACATTTATATTTCCAAAACAAGACACATTCATAACTAACGAAACTGGTTATGCCGATAAAAATTTTGGAATTGACGAAATTTTAGAATTAAAAGCACAAAATCAATTAGTAACCAATGTAACTTTTTACAGTTCTGCAAGTCTTTCTGGTAGTTATTCTACATTTGATGTATTAAACTATTCAGGAAATATTTCTGGAAGTTACCTATCAGGTTCTACGGAATCATCAAATATATACATTAGTGGATCATCTCAATTTACTTCAACAAATTATAATGGATATGTATCAGGAACATATGGTGCTGGAATTCCGATTACATCGAGTTTAACTAATTATAACGGTTCAGTTACTGGTAGTATAAGTGGTAGTATAATAGGATCTTTTACTGGTTCAATTTTTGCTGCTAGTGGATCGTTAGTTAATTTCGATGGATGTATAAATGGAACTTTACAAGGAACACAGAGTGTTTACAATCCTACTACAACATTTACTAATGATCCAGAATTTAGCAGAATTTTGATTCAATTTGATTTAACTGCAATTTCAAGTTCCCTTTTGACGGGAGATATAAATAATGGATCTAAATTTTTCTTAAAATTAAAGGCATCTTCTACAAGTGAAGTACCATTAGATTATAAAATTTATGCGTATCCAATTAGCAAAAGTTGGGATATGGGTATAGGAAGATATGACACTGAAGGACTAGGTAGTTTTGGTGCTAGTTGGTATTATAATACTACACAAAATACTTCTAGTTTGTGGTATTCACCTACGTCATCTACAGAAACTTATGATTTCAGTGATTATCTTTTAACATCAAGTTTAGGATCTGCATCATTCCAAAATGGAGGAGCTACATGGTTGTATAATGTACCATCAACTTATTTACAACCAACTTCTAGCACATCATCATCATTTTATAATATTTCTAGCGGATCAAAGTATATATCATCATTTTGTTCATCTTCATTGAGCGGCAGTTCATTAATATGTTCACAATCATATTCTTATAGTACATCCGATATTTACATGGATGTTACTCCAATAGTTAAAGGTTGGATTTGTGGATGTATTCCTAACAATGGATTCATTTTAATAAGTTCACTTGAATTAATTCAATCAAATGATGTTAATTCTAGTATAAGATTCTTCAGTAAAGAAACTAATACTATTTATCAACCATATTTAGATGTTCAATGGGATGACAGCACATATTCTACAGGTAGTTTAATACCATTAACAGGATTTAATCCATATACAGTAGTTATTAAGAATGTGGGTAGAGAATACAAATTTGGAAGTGTACCTCGTATAAACATATTTGCGAGAGAAAAATCACCATTAAAGAATTTTGTTAAAGGATATCAACAAAGTCAATATTTAAGTTCAAGTTTATTACCTTCTGATTCTTATTATGCGATTAAAGACAATGAAAGTGAAAATTTTGTAATTGATTTTGATGATTATACAAAATTAAGTTGTGACGGTGCAATTCATTATTTCAGACTAGATACAACTGGTTTACCTGTTGAAAGATATTATAGAATTTTAATAAAAACAGAAATTAACGGTGAAATCGTAATATTTGATAACGGAAACATATTTAAAGTATCAAGATGAGTATAAAATCACAAATCAATGACTTTTTATTAACAGGCCAATTCACTAATAACATTGATGAATTTGGTAATGTAAATTTATATATTAGTTCAAGTGAAGCAAATGAACAATATATTGCATTTGAATTGATAAATTTTAATTATAAAAAAGATGAAATTGAAAATTTATATGATGTAGGTATTACTGAAATACAAACAGAACCTATAATTCAAAAACAAGTATTTGATCAAACTTTCTTAACTGAATATAATAAAGTATTATATGAAAATCAAGACTTGAAAGAAAAATTAAATCAATTGGTTGACGAAGTACAGTCCGATTCATCCAAGTCGCAATTAAGTGCAGCAAGAGATTTAATCATAGAATTAAGAATTAAATTAAAGCAAGGAAATAAACCTGAAGATTTTTCTAACGAATTTCCTTTTAATTTAAAATCTGAAAATGAATAATTTATGGCATTTCCATTTCCAACAATATCATCTAACAGTGGATCATTAAATAGTGGTTCTTACTTTTTACAAAATGATTTGGATACATTTAACGATGTACCATTTCAAGAATACTATTTTGGTAATTCGGAACAAGATATTATTGAATTTAGTGTGTATGACATCGAAGGTAATATTAACGTATGGAAATATTTACCTGTTTCTGTCACATATACTGTATTAAATAAAACTTATAAAGACGTTGATAATAATACTTTAAATTACAGTTATAAACAATACAATAGCAGTTATACGATTGCATTTAATAAAAATATATTATTAAGTACACTTCAAGATTTTTCCGGTTCAAATATTAATTCAGGTAACCATGTTGCAAGCTATAATTTCATTAGAAATGTCGCCGGTAATCCTGATTATCAACTTTATATTAAAGAAATTTCTCCAAGTAGAAGAGAAGTAAAATTAACACCTTCATTTAAATTAGATTTAACAAAAGAAGAAAACATACTTGTAAATCTTCAATATCAAGCATTTGCTAGAAAAGCAGTATTAGTCAGAGACACCATTCCACTGTTCAATTACTTTTTAGATTCATATCAAATCTATAAAAATAGTGATACATTAATTAACAACAATAAAGCAATTTTTACACTATTAAGAACTAATTTTGGATTCAAATCAGATGCAGATATACTTGCATTTTTAGACGATACATACAATGGTTTTAATCGTCCATTTGTTAATTCTCAAAACGGACAATTGATAGAAAATAGTTTTGAAGGTGCTAAAAATTATATTAAAGATTGGTTGTATACATATTACAAGTCAATTTATTCATTTGAACAGATTAAAACACAATTTAAATATATTGTTCAAAAGTCAATATCAATTAGATTGAGTCAACTAAATTCATATTATACAAGTAATATTGAATTGACAACACAAGTTGAAAATTTCATCAATGATTTGTTTTTTACAAATTTTATATCAAATGTTGTTGATACAGTTCAAGTTTATCACGATAAAAAATTGTATGCATATTTGAAGAATGCATTGAATTTTGGCAATGATACATTTTATACAATATTAAATTATACATTCGTAGAAGAAGATGGTAATACAAATATTATTGTAAAATTGTTCAATGAATTACCATTAGATGTTTCATTAAGAGACAGATGTTGGATTTCAAATATATCATTGATACCAACAATTCAAAAATTTGTAATTAATGTTCCAGTTGTTAAAAGAAGTTTTAAAATATCTGGACCAAATTTTAAAGTGCCTATTGATTCTTATAAGAGTTCACCTGTAAATTATCAAAATTCTAATGATTTAAAGTTAGATAATACTACAAAGAATGATGTAGAATTTTATAAGAAATTAAACAATCTTAACGTAGATTATTCAAATTTTTCTAACTTTATAGTATTCAGTTCTGCAGAATTAAGAACTAAGTTATTTTTAAATAAAGTAACATCGATTAATCAACTTAATACATCAATTAATTCTATATTGACTACATTATCTGCTTCTGCTGCAAATAGTGCGTCATCATATACATTATTAACTTCCTATCCATTCATTAGCGCATCATATGCAGAAGAAGTAAATGGATATCAATCACAATTAAATACAATTTTCAATTCATTTGACGGATATGATTCATATTTGTATCAAAATATCACTTTAGTAAGTGGTAGTACAACATCATTTGTCAATGGTGCATATGTACAAAATTACAATTATCCAGACTATATTGAAAATGCAATTGAATTTGATAAAAATAACAGAGATAGTCTTGTAAATAATACACCAGAATATATTTTATTGGATGATAATAATACCGATTATTTGATATTCTTGTCAATGATTGGACATCATTTTGATAACATTTACTTGTATATTAAGAATTTTCCAACACAACAATATGTTCAAAATAATCTATCATCAAGTTATGTAAGTACCGTTGCCAATACTTTATTACAACAATTTGGATGGAATCCAATTAGTTCATTTGATAATTCATCTATTGAAGCTAATTACTTGACGGGTTCAAATGCTTATTCTGATTATGATAAATTAAAGATAATTTGGAATAGAATTCTAAAGACACTTCCATTGATTTACAAGACTAAGGGAACAGAAGAATGTATTAGAACAATATCTAACATTTATGGAATTCCTCGTAGTTTATTAAATGTTAAAGAATATGGTGGTAATAAGATTTCTGATGAAGATAATTCATCCTACACATATCAAAGTAAATATTACTTTACAAAATATACCAGAAATGGTGATGCAATAATAATACCTGTATTTGGCACATCAAGTTATGTCAATTCAATAGAATTTAAATTTAGAATTGATTCGGATTATATCTATCCACAAAATACCAAAGTTTATTTGTTAAAAACAACTAATTGGGATGTATCAATCAAAAAGGAAGTTAAAGATACATTTGGAAAATTAAAATTTGATATGTCTCCATCTGGAGCACCAACTGACTATCTTGAAACAGATTCATTGCCATTGTTTAATGGAAATGTATTCAATGTATTAATTAAACAAATCAATTTATCTGCAAGTTATGATTCGGGATCTGGCGGCCAATTACCATATCAATATTCATTAAGAGTTACATCTGTTGACAATGATGAAATTGTATTTGATGATAATAAATCAATTATTAGTGGTACCGAAGGAATCAATGAATCATTCAATAGTTTCGGTTTGCTTTATGTAGGAAACTATACGGGTGGTGGAAATTTATTCCAAGGAAATATAGACAAAATAAATCTATGGAAACATGAATTAGACGATGAATCTTTTATAGAACATTGTAAGAATTTTGATTCTTATAGAACAAATAATGACAGTACGACATATGATAATTTGTATTTTAGATACAGTTATGATTATCCAGTTAATATGTACACTAGTTCATTCTTTGTTGTAAGAAATGCAAATAAATTATATTCACAATATAGTGCTTCTGCATATAACTTTGCACAAAATACAACTACACAATCAAATTGTTTAACCGTATCTGCATCTTTGTATCCATATCAATTTGATGAAATTGAAATCAATCAAAACATTAAATTGGGACAATATGGACCTAATAAATTCAAGAATGTAAAGATTAATAAAGCAACACAAAATGTTGAAGCTAGATTGATGCCTAATGAAACCAGTGTTGTAAATAATTTAGTAACCACCGATTCAAATTTATTAGCTGTATATATTTCTCCGTTTAAAGTAAGAGACGATGACATTTTAAATTTCTTGGGTGAATATGATATTATGGATTTAATCGGAAATCCATCCAATATTTTCGTTGACAATTATGAAAGTTTACAAACACTAAGAAACAATTATAACAAATATAATTTATCCGAACAAGTCTTATATCAAGAGTTCATGACTCTATATAAGAATTATTTTGACGGATCTTTCTTTGAAACAGTTACACAATTGCTTCCAGCAAGAAGTAAAGTAATTGACGGTATATTGATTGAACCAAGTCTATTGGAAAGAAATAAATATCAAAACCGACCAATAGATAGTGCTATTGCTTACGATTTAAGTAGTTCATATCAACCACTTAGAAATTTTTCTGCTTCTTTTGAAAGAAATTATAAAAGCACAAGTCAAGTTAATTTAAGTAAAAATGGACTAAACTTTCCATTAACATCTTCTACGTATGGTTCATTGACATCATCAATGCATCCATCATCATATACATCTAATAACTTCACAACATTCCAGTTCTCTAGTTTGAATTATGATAAGAGATTAAGCACATTTTCTGTTAGTGGATCGTTTTTTGATAAATTTGAAAGTAATTATATTTACAGAAATAATAAGAATGTATATTTGTTTGGTATCGATCCAAATACCAGTTTAGAAAATTCTAGCAGTAAATTTGTAAATATATATTCTTATGTAAATGTCAATTCCGCATCTTTATTTGCTACATATGACAATAATTCTTCTATTTTTGATACCGAATCATATCCTATAGGACATTATTCGATGAAAAGAAGAATTTCAAGATTTTCAACAAATCAATATTTCGTCAATTCACCAACAGGCTCATTTTATAAAAAATCTAGCCAAACTATATATACGACTGTAGATGATGAAGGAAATAGTGATAATTCATCACCAATTGAAAGAACTCAAATAAATTTACAAGTTTCTGAAAATTCATTGATTAGTTCATAAGAAAAATTTAATGAATAATATTTATTGATAAATATACTTATATTATATGGCATATCTAGATAACAAAACTATAACAGTTGATGCGATTTTAACCCAAAAAGGTAGACAATTGTTGGCAAAGAATGGTTCTTTGAACATTACATCATTTGCTCTTGCGGATGATGAAATTGACTATAACTTATACAATTCAACACATCCACTAGGCAGTGCTTTTTATGATATTGCTATAAGAAATACACCAGTATTGGAACCATTTAGTGATGAAACACAAGTAATGAAGTACAAGTTGGTAACATTGCCATCTGGAGTAACCGCAATTCCAGTAATTTCTATCGCACAAACAAGTATTATAACCAATAGATTGAATACTAGTGAATTTATAATTTCTCCAAGTACCAATCCAACATATAATACAACACTAGGATATACTGCTATATTGGGTAATAAGAATGCCGGAACATTATTAGTAACAGAAACAAATAGTATTAATTCTACAAGTGCTACTGTTCCAAGTTTTGCTGGTGATGCAGTTACTGCTGCTTCTCAAGTAGTAGTTGGTAATAAGTTTAAATTTGTACCAAATAACGCTTTGATATCTACCATAACTACAACATTGACTATCATTGGTAATGAAAGCGGTGGTAGTTTAACAATTCCAGTTACCATAACAGTTTAACCGCTTAATAAAATATGATTTTTAAAAACTTTGAATCTACAGACATAGTAGCAGGAAGAATCAATACAGTTTCTTCTGGATTTTGGGTTGACGGCAATTATGCAGTAACACAATCAACTTTTACAACATCATCCACTCAAGTGGTATTGACTGGTTCAAACCAATATGATGTTCAAAATGGATTGTATTATTACAATGTATATTACCAAAACCAACCACATTTTTCAATAACATATGGTGATTATTATGGTTCTGGTTCATCTATTACCGATGCAACATCATTATATATTCGTCCAACACAAGCAATTTACAATCAATATAAGAATGTATTGTTGACACCGGACGATACATTTTTTAATTTTAAATCAGGTAATTACACTGTAGCTACAGCCACCGATTCAACTACATCTGTTACAGGATCTGGTATAGTAGTATTGAATTTCTCCGCTGATAAATATAAAGATCGTGTAGATGAAGGACAAATTGAATTTAGTATTAGTGGTGCCAATGGTCAATTTACATTTATCGATGATTCTTCTGTAGTTAAGAAACAATTTGACGTTTATAATATCATTAGCGGTAGTGTAAATGACGGTGTTCCATCTGCATATTCAAGTGGTGGAGTAATTACATATAATTCCATTGGATTATTTTATCCAAAAACAGGTACAGTTGTATTAAATGCAGGTGCAATTAGTTCTTCTGTTGGTGTATCTTTGACTGGATCATTCGCAAGTGTTGCTGATCAAACCAATACATACGCATTGAATCAAAGAACTATGTTCCAAGCAATTACTAAATGCACAACAAAGACATTTAAAGTAAGAAAATCCGAATATTTACCATCTGCTCAATATTTCGTAAGAGTAAAGAATCAAGATTTTAATTATACAAACAATCCAACATTTATTGCAAATGGTACTACTGATAGTTTAAATGGTACAGTATTAGCAAGAGGTGCGATCAAGATTAGTGATTTCGTAAATAATCCTACGACTTATATTACTACTGTTGGTTTATATGATAGTGATAATGAACTTGTAGCAGTTGCAAAATTGAGTCAACCAACACAAAAAACTTTTGATAGTGAATTGTTGATTAGAGTAAGACTTGATTTTTAAACTAATGGATACATGATTAAAAGTCTAAATAGAGATGATGTCCAAGTTACCCCATTTGTTGCTAAGAAACTCTGGAATCCTACAAATATTGAAGCTACGGATTTGATATTATGGATGTCTGGATCATTAAGTGGATCGATATCTCATATTTATATTGATTATGGTGACGGTACAAGTTTGCCTACAACAAATAGTTATTGTAATTTAGCGTTACAACAACAAAGTGATGATTTTGTTCAATATCATCGTGGTTTAAACATTACAGGCACATTTTTCCCGGTAGGAAATCAATATTATAATTCGGCATCCAATCCAACTAATACTGATGGTACTTATATGCGAATGGTATATAATACCAATAAACAATTATTTTACAACACATATAATAATCCAACTCAATTATGGGGTGTAGAAAATTTCAATTTGGATACTACATATAGACTCTTGACAGATGTAATGGATGTATTCACAATTCCAACAATTAATTTCGGAGAAAAAATTTCTCCATATAGTGTAACAATAATTGACGATCAAGATGATGCCAATTATGTAATTGTAGATGATGGAAATGAAAATTTAATACTTAGTGGAAGTTATTTTTCTACTTATCAAGAAATAGAATTCACTGATATATGACCGATCCAATTTATAAATTAAAAACAGGATATTCAATTGCTGCTGACGGTGATTATGTAGCAGTTGGAAATCCTACATCTTTTTTATCCGGATCATTCGTATTAAATAATAAAGGATCGGTTGAAGTATTTAAATATTCTAAAACAACAGATGTATACGATCCCAATTTTATATTTTATAAATACATAAATCCGGATGATTTTCCAGGATATTTGTCTGCGGATACCAGTAGTGTAGACACTACATATATTAATGCAGATACATCATCTGTTCCTATTTTAGGATTGAACATAGAAATTGATTTAGGTGGATGGAATCCTGTTATTTATGATGATTCTTATGGCTTATCTGTAGATGTATCCGGATCAATAGTAGTAATTGGAAATCCATATTATAGATTTTCATTGATTAACGGTTCTATAGTTTATACAGGTTCTTGTGTTGATATATACGATTTATCTGATTATTCAAGTAGTTATGTATCTGGAACGGTTTATTATCCAAAATATAGTATTACAAATTCATTTGACAATCTAGAATATTCTACATTTGGTGAATCGGTTTCAATTTTTGAAAACAAATTAGTAGTTGGATCAAGTAAAAATAATGCGGCTTATATATATACACAATCTCTTGGTGTATGGAACCATTATCAAACATTATCTCCTGGTGGATTACCTGCGGATTATTATTATGGTAGTGTAGTTAAGATTGATCCGAGTGGATCAAATAGAATAGTAGTTGGTAATAAATCAACAGGCAGTGCAGTTTTTGTATACGAATTAAATACATCTACAAATCAATGGGTGGAAAATGATAGATTGGATCAAGACAGAAATATTACCGGTTCATTAAATTTCATTGATACCAAACCATATTTTCCTGGCAGTCAACCAAGCGGAAGTAATTATGGTAATTCGGTATCAATCTATGGAGATACAATTATGGTAGGTTCTCCAAATGACATGTATTATTATGAATGGAGTGGTTCTACAGTTCTACGAAATAGAGGTGCAGTTTATTTTTGGAAAAAGTGTTCGGATGCAACTGATTGGTTTTTATTAGAAAAATCATTTGGAGATGATAATATTTTAGAATCAAATAATTTAGGATATTCCGTTGACATTTACAAAGGCAATGCGATTGCTACCAGTACAAAAGATATTAGTCAATTTAGTTCTAGTTATATTAAAAATACAATTAATAAAAGATTTGATTGCAACCCAAATGACAATGTAATTGATACTTTAGGACAAATTGTTTACTATACATCATCACTATCTACTTCACTATGGGAAGTAAAATCTGTAGTTACTAAAAAGAAAAAATATGGTTATCCATACACAACATTTGGATATAGTACTGCAATTACAGATAATATAATATCAATTGGTTCCCCATTATTCTTGGTAAACCCAAATGAAATGACATCTTCCGTATATGATACCATAAATGGTTATTCATATATTTATAATTTTAATGATCTAGTCACCAATTATCATATTGGAAATGTATTTTATAGAGATGGTAAGATTATTTTGTCAAATAGTGGTTCTATTTTTGATAATTTATTAAAAGATCGTTCTAATCCATTACAATCTAAATATGACATTGAATATAAGAGCAATGTTAAACTATATGAAAAACAAGTATTATGTAGAATTGAATCTGGAGAATTTAACTATAGTACAAATCCTACATCATTAGTTCCAAATACATTTGATTTTGATATTGATGGTAATAAATATTTTGATTTTACCGACCTAGATTTGATATTAAAATATATTAACTATCAAGTAAATGGTTCATATAATTGGTGGGATTATATGACATTTACAAATGAAGAACAATCACTATTTAATCTTTATTCTGTAGAATATAACATTTCATCTAGTTATACAACCAATTATACTTCATTATTGTCATCAAACTATTATGATTTTGATATTGATGGTAATAATAAAGTTAATTTGAATGATATGTACATACTGTGGAAGTATTTCAATGATAATTTGAATCAAACCGATATATTCAAGTATATAGAACCGAAGTCTATTAGAAAAACTGTACAAGAAATTGTAAGTTATATTGAACAAAAAACTGGTAAATTTGGTGGTAAGAGTATAAAAGAAGAATTTTTTGGATTTAATTATAGTTCTTCAATTGACCCAACTGGTTCTTATTTAGCTCCATATATAACAACAGTAGGGCTTTATAGTGGTGCAGATTTGGTTGCGGTTGCTAAATTGGGTATGCCAATTAAAAATACTGGTGAATTACCACTAAATATTTTTGTAAAATGGGATATTTAAACATATTTATAAAAAGAAAGTATAATATATGCCAACACCAGTAAACAGAGAATCTTTAAACAAGAGTCTAGAACAAAGATATCAATCTCAAAGTTCAGGAGGTGCATTTAATGCTAAAGATATCAATACCAAACCAGATTCTATAACAACTGGTCCAAATCCTTCTGCAAAGGGTCAACAATTTACAATTGATAAAGGTGGATTTAGAGTAAAACAACCAATTGGATTGTCAGATTTAGCGGATGTTCCAGATAGAAAAAATAGTACATCTAAAGAATTATCATCATTGGTAAAGGGTTTTAATAATAAAAAATATAAAGGATAATAACATATACTATATATTAGTATATGGTTATATTAGGTTTAGATTCATCCACATCAGTTACAGGTTGGGCATTTAGTAAAGACGGAAAAGTCTTAGATGCCGGTTATATTGATACCAAAAAATTTGAAACAACAAAAGAGAAAACTTTTTTTGTTATATCCGAATTGGAAAAGAATCTGTTAATTAAAGATGTTACCGTCATTAATTTAGAAGCCGCTTTAAGTGGATTTGCTGGTGGATTCACATCACAACAAGTTATAATTACATTGGCTCGTCATAACGCAGTCTTTGCTTATATTATTGAAGAACACTTTAAAGTCAAGGTAAATCTGTTATCGGTTAATACTATGCGTAAACAATTATTTGGTAAGTGTAGAATTAAAGGCGTTAAATCAAAAGAATTTGTAAAATGTGAATTGGAATCACTTTGTCCTGATGTAGTTAAATTTACTGTTCTTAACAAAAAGGGTAATTGGGATGAACGAAATGGTGATATGTATGATGGTATAGTCTGCGCATTATACAAAGATGAACCGCAACAAAATAATAGAGTTAGCAAAAAAGATAAAAGCATTAGCCGAAAAGGGTAAGGGCGGAGAAAGAAATGCGGCTAAAGAAAAGTTAGAACGGATATGTCAAAAATATAATATATCCAAAAGTGAATTATCTACATCGGAAGAAGCTAAAAATTATTACATTGTAATAAATGATTCAAATGAAAGAGAATTGCTTATTAATGTATGTTGTATGATATTGGATGTTCCTGGATTCAAATGGAAAGAAAAAAATAATTGTATTTGTATTCATATTACTCAACCAGAATATGAAAATATTAATAGTGCATTTGAATATTATAGAGACATGTACAATGACTATAAAAGATATTTGATGCAAGGAATAATTTCTAGACATGCAATTGGATATATCCCAAAACATCAAACATATACTCAAGAAAATATTCAACAAGATATTCCACCCACTCCATCCGAAGATATTAAAGACGAAGAAAAAGAACAAAAAACCGAAGGAAATGATGATGAAACATCAAGTGAAAGTAAAAATTCCGAAGATAAATCTGAAGATGTTGAAAAAGAAAAACCGATTGATCCAATCAAGTTGATGAAAATTGCAGTTGCATTGGATAAGAAACCGTGGGTGAAAAATGATCCAAATAAAAAGTTGATAGAATAAGACTTTTATTGTAAAGTATAGTTAATGTTGTTATATCAAGAGACAATTGTATCCGTTTTAAATAAACTGTTACATCAAGTTCCTAAGATTCGTAAGGGAACTGATGCAGTTTATCATTGTCCATCTTGCAAACATTACAAAAGAAAACTAGAAATTAATTTACATACAGGTAAGTATAATTGTTGGGTATGTGGATTTAGTGGAACAAGTTTCAAGACTTTATTTAAGAAATTAAATGCTCCAGCAGAATATTATACAACAATTGGATTAAGTCAAAAATCTTTTTCTAAGAAACTAACCACAGAATTTTCTATTTCTTTTGAAGATGAACCAGAAGAACTAAAATTGGTTAAGTTGCCTAAAGAATTTAAACCAATCAATGAACCCGTGAATGAACTGGAATATAAACATGCATTAAAATATCTAAAGTCTAGAAATATAACTAAGAATGATATTATTAGATACAACATTGGATATTGTACTGAAGGTGATTTGAAAAACAGAGTGGTAATACCATCATATGACAACAATGGCATATTAAATTTTTATACAGCTAGAAGTTTTTTTGAAACTAAAGGATTGAAATATGTTAGTTGTTCATCATCAAAGAATATTATTGGATTTGAATTATTTATTAACTTTGAACAACCAATAACATTAGTGGAAGGTCCATTTGATGCTATTGCAGTAAAAAATAATTGTATACCATTGTTTGGTAAGACAATGAGTAAGCAATTAAAATTAAAATTATTAGAACACGATGTACCGATGGTACATATTTTATTAGACAATGATGCGATAAAAGATTCCATCAAAATCTGTGAATTTCTAATCAAGAATAGTATTCCAACTAAATTAATAATGTTGGACGGTAAAGATCCAAGCGTAATAGGTTTTGAAAAAACTTGGCAACTGATAGATAGTTGTGATACGATGGACTTTGAAAAGTTATTTAAGTTAAAACTAAGAATATAATATGGCAAAATATCTTAAATCAGATATAGAAAAATTCAAGAATGTATTTCACATTGCAGATATTCATTTGCGTCTTACAAAGAGACATGATGAATACAATCAAGTATTTGAAAGATTGTATAAAGCAGTAGAAAAGACACCTGCGGAAACTGTAGTTACCGTATTGGGAGATGTTTTGCATTCAAAGAGCGATCTTTCACCAGAATGTGTAAAGATTACAACTGAATTTCTACAAAACCTAGCAGATAGAAGACCTACAGTATTGATTGCGGGTAATCATGATGCTACATTAGCTAATAAAAATAGATTAGATAGTTTGAGTCCAATTGTTGACGCAATTAATCATAAAAACTTATTTTATCTAAAGGATTCTGGACTTTATATCTTAGGAGATATTCTATTTAATCATTATAGTGTCTTTGACGAACCAGATAAGTATATTAAAGCGAAGGATATTCCCAAGGTTTATTTAAACGAAACTCGTTATAAAATTGCTTTATTTCACGGACCAGTAAATAATGCAATTACAGATGTAGGATATAAAGTTGCAAGTAGAACCATCACAAATCAAATCTTTGATGGACATGACATTGTATTGTTAGGTGATATTCACAGACATCAAGTTTTAAATCAATCCGAACCAATTATTGTATATGTAGGTTCATTGATTCAACAGAATCATGGAGAAGAATTAAAAGGACATGGTTTTGTATTCTGGGATTTGAAGACTAAAGTATTTAAACACTTTGAAATTCCAAATGATTACGGTTTTTATACCGCAGAAATTAACAAAGGTAAGTTGACTACTGATATATCTGATATGCCTAAGAAGGCAAGATTGAGATTGAAGTGTTTTGAAAGTGTTGCTACTGAAGTTAAATCTGTATTATCACATATTCGTGAAAAATCTGATGTTACTGAAGTAACTTATGTTCGTGTAGATTCACCTAATACATCATCTAATAATATTATTGACAACAGTAATTTTAATTTGACTGATGTATCTGATGTGGATTACCAAAATAAGTTAATCACTGACTATCTTAATAATAAGAATGTAAGTCCTACAAAAGACACACTTGAAAAGATTTATAAGATAAATAAAGATTTAAATGCATCTTTGGAAAAAGAATCTATCGTTAGAAATATTAGATGGAAACCTAAGAAGTTTGAATTTGACAATATGTTTAGTTATGGTGAAGACAATGTTATTGACTTTACCAAGATGCATAATGTAGTTGGATTATTTGCTAATAATGCTGCGGGTAAATCAAGTGTATTATCAGCATTATCTTTTTGTATTTTTGATAAATGTGATAGAGCGTTCAAAGCATCTCACATTCTTAATACACAAAAGATGACATTCCGTTGCAAGTTTAACTTTGAAGTTAACGGTGTAGATTTCTTCATTGAAAGAAAAGGACATGCGGATAAAAAGGGAAATGTCAAAGTAGATGTAAAGTTCTGGAAAGAAGATGGTGGTAAAGTTGTAGAACTTAATGGTGAAGCTCGTAGAAGTACTAATGATATCATTCGTGATTATGTTGGTACATATGACGACTTTATTTTAACTGTCTTGAGCATCCAAAACAATAAGGTTGGTTCATTCGTAGATATGGGACAAACAGAAAGAAAAGATCTGTTGGCCCAATTCATGGGACTAACTATATTTGACAGTTTGTATAACGATGCGTCTGATAAGACTAAAGAAATCAATTCGTTGTTAAAGAATTTCAAGAACAATGATTATACTCAGAAGTTGTTGAATTTAAATGCCGACATAGAAAACTTTTCTGGTTCACTTAGAAATGAAAATTCTAATTTAGAAAAACTATCTAATCAAAGAGATTCTGAAAATGATAGATTATTAGATGAAACCAAAAAACTAATTAATGTTAACGGTAATATTATTGATATTGTTTCTCTTGAATCAAAAAAAGTTTCATTAGAAAATTCTATATCAACACAATCTTCCAGTTTAAATTCATATAAGTCCCAGTTGTTATCTGTTGAATCAACATATAAGGAATATGATGAAATTATAAAGAATTATGATAATGATGATATTACAACTAAGTATGAATCATTTAAAGAACTAGAAACATCTTTAAGTCAAAAAGAACAGTTTATTGAAAAGAAGAAGATTGTTGTAACATCCAAATTACAAAAACTAAAGAAATTGGAAGAACATAAGTATGATCCAAATTGTACTTTTTGTACAACCAATGTATTCGTTAAAGATGCAATTAAAACAAGAGAAGAACTTGAATCGGACAAAGTTGAAGCTCAAAGTCTTGTTGGAGAATATACTAATCTTAAAAATAAAGTTGGGGAATTGTCTTATATAAAAGATCATTGGAAAGAATACAACGATATTCATAAATTACATGTTGAAACACAGATTAAAATTAACAAATTAAATACTGAAATCTTAAAGTTATCAAATAATATTAGTTCCAATCAGAATTCATTAATTAATATTGATAGTCAAATCAAGGAATATTATAATAATAAAGATGCGATTGAATTTAATAAGACTGTTAAAGATACAATTGATTCAATTAAATCTAATATTAAAACAATTGACTTGGAAATTAAGAATGTAAATAATAACATCATTAATTATAATACTAAGATTTCTGGATTTGAAGAACAACGAAAGACTATTCAAAAGTCAATTGAAGATGTAAAAGTACTTGAAGTTGAATATGAAGCTTATCAATTGTATACAAATGCAATTTCTAGAGATGGTATTCCATATGAATTGATTAGTCGAGCTTTACCAACTATTGAAAAGGAAGTAAATAACATATTAAACCAAATAGTAGAATTTACTGTAATCTTACAGACCGATGGTAAAAATGTAACTACACATATTAATTATGAAGATAAACGATGGCCATTAGAGTTGGCGAGTGGTATGGAACGATTTGTTAGTTCATTGGCTATGAGAGTAGCGTTAATTAACATTAGTAATCTACCAAGACCCAATTTTATAGCTATAGATGAAGGATTTGGATGTGCTGATGCCGATAATTTATCATCTATGGGTGCTTTATTTGCGTTTTTGAAGACTAACTTTGATTTCGTATGGATTATTAGTCATTTGGATAGTATGAGAGATATGGTTGACAATAGACTTGAAATTAAGAAAGAAAACGGGTTCTCTAAAGTTAATTATGTATAATTAATGGGTATATATATTTATAGTATATATGCCCAGCATAAAGACAGGTCAAATTTTAGGTTTATCAAGTCAAACTGTTAATATAGAAGATAAGACATACTTA